ATCACCATCTTGTATATTGCTGTCTGTAGGTTGATCCACTCTTGCATCTTCTACTTTCTCCTCTTGCGAAGCAGGTTCAGGAGTTTCAACAGTAAAGCCAGGGTTATCAACTATACGTTGTGCCCTTGCTCGCTCATACTCTTGCCGAAGACGTTCACCGTCGTCATCTTTGCGCTTACGATTAAACTCAAAGGTATATTGACTTGCAATAAGTAAGAGAACTGCTAGAGGATCAAATACAAATATAATTGTAATAATGACCCACCTGACCGCTTCTTCTAATATATCTCTATCTGCTTCCGTGCCGTAAACAAACTCTGCAATATATTTTACAGGTCCAACTTCGGCTTCAAGTTTACGGTATTCAGCTTCAATATCATATTTCTGTTGTGTAAGAGAATCAATAGTATCATTTGCTACTTTAATTTTTGCCTGTTGTTCACTGACAAGTTGATCTACATCTGCGTCAGCACCAACTGTGATGCTGTCTCTTAACTGTTGTATAAGTTTATTAGAGGCAGCTATTTGTGCATCTGCTCCTAATCTTAAATCTTTTATAGCTGTACGTGCAGATATTATTCTAACATCGTCAGCTTGTCTTAGTTTAGTAATCTCTGTTTGGGCAAGCCTACGTGCATCTCTATTTGCAGGAATATCAGTTGTCAATACTGTATCTATCTTTGCTTGGATTGCACCTCTGTTATCTTTTAAAGAACTTGCTTCATCGTTACGTACTGTATCAATACTATCTAATAATGTTTGCTTACGTTTTTGTACACTTTCAGTCTGCGGACCACGAAGATCTTTTACTAGATCTGTTAGGCGTGTCCTTTCAGCATCTAATGTTTTTTGTGATTGTGTCCTTAATTCTACTGCTTGTGTTTGCAATATGCTTATACGAGATTGTTGTGCATCTACCCATTTGGCAAGAGCAGTTCTTGTGTTACTGCCAAACAATCCATCGCTTGTAACACCTATAACAGCCTGTCCTTCTTGTATCTTAGCACGTTCTGTGCTTTGTAGTTTATTTGTAGTAACAACAATAGTATTTTCAATATCGGCAATTTGTTTTTGTAACGCTTCTATAGCACTACCGTCAATTTTTACCTCACTAATACGTTGTTCGTATTGATTTGCCTGCGTGTTTATACGCTCAAGGTCTGCATCTAATTGTGCAATTTGATCTAGGTATGGTTTGATTTCATCTTCAACACTGGCAAGTGTTGTGCTAGATAACTCTTGTCTATATTGATCAACAAGTCCATTTAATCTTATTAATTCTAAGTCAAGTGCTTTTATTTCTTCCGAATAAACTGAAACCTTATCTTCAAGAGCGCTCAACTGCGTTTCTATTATAACATTCTGTTCTGCTATTGCAGGTTCAATACGATCATATGCTTTATCAATACGACTTTGTTCTGTATCAATTTGCTGTTGTATTGCACTATTATTTTTACCAATGCTTGCCTCAGCATTGACAATCCGTTCTTCTGCTCTGACTATTAGTAGTTCTTGACGAGCAATTTCTTCTTCCATGCGTGAAATTGATTCAACGCTTTCAATACTTGCACTAGTCTGTTCAATATGTGCTTTTGACAGGAAGCCAAAAATACCCATTGATGTTATCAACATTAGGACTACAACCGATAACGCTAGATAACTTCTAAGCCACCACTTTGCTTGTCCCCAATATTTGTGTAACCACACAGCAGTAACAAGTTTGCCAATTTCTAAAGCGCCGCCCATTACCATAATTGGTATTGCCGCGGCTGCAAAAATTGCTACAAGTCCTGCTATACTATAATAAATTGCAACAGCACTAATACAAAGTGCTGTCACCATAACTAAAATTCCTAGTGCCATTTAGTATTTACCCTTATTCCCATCGATAGAAAACATGATCTCCGATTCTACCTACCAGTTGCATATCTTTAACCCAGTGAGGTGAAACATATGTAGCGTGATAATGTGTTGCGCCTTCTGAAATACCAATGTAAGACTTTTCTGACAGCATCTTGTAAGCAACATACTGTGCATTAATCCATGCATCTTTATCTCCGGGCCTATCACTTTTTCCATCACAGTACCAGCTAAATTGACACTTGTTCCTAATAGGATTGCCATTAGCATCAGTGTATGATTGTTTAACAACCTCACAAATTGTGTTTGGATATCTTGTGTCCTTTACTCTGTTTAACACAACATCCGATGTAGCAGCCATATCCGCTAGATTACTACTACGTGCCTCATAATATATATTCAGTGCCAAGCAATGTTGATCAGGATATAATTCTGCGGGAATTAAATCTTCTGCGTCTGCCTGTGCCACATTCATTGTTGCTGCCGCTAAAACAATAGCCGCAATGCCTAATAGTTTACTTTTCATTTCTGCCTCGTATTATATTTACTTGGGTTTGCCACAAGATTTAGTGCGTATTTTAGTTACGCCGCATTTGTGATGCTTCTATAGCCTGTTTTTTGCTTGTGATTGGTACGATGTTACTCTTGTGCGTTGTAACAAGTCCTTTGATATAATCACCTGTATATTTCTGCATTTCTTTCTGCGGTGCTACACCATCGATCCTATCACTAGTAGGCACACGATTTGTATTATTACTAACATAAGAAGGAACTTGATTTGTCGTAACATTGACTCGCTTCGCTTTCTTCTCTGCAAGTTGATCTGGATGCACACCCATCTTACGTAACCATTTGTCATGCTCTGCCTTTGCTGCACGATCACGCTTTGTAACGCCTTTGGCTTTGCGTTTTTTGTAATTAGTTGTGGTCATGTATGGACCTACTAGATGCATACTCATTGAAAACTCCTGTGTTAATTACTATACTATAGTACTATAGAGTTTGAGAGTTGTCAACCTGTTTTGGTAAACCTTGATGGAAAGATATTAAAATTAATCACACATCTTACTTTATCATCAGTACAAGTGCTTCCCCAATGGAGTGTTTGTGCATCGAATAAAACAAGCCTATTTGCTACACTTCCGACTGTTTCTCCTGTTTCAAATTTAGTATAACCGTTACAATCATTAACGTAGAACACCGCAGTCTTTGCTCCGGGTATATCAAAATCTATATGTTTACCAGATTCGATTATTTCTTCAGTATGGGGAGAAAGGTTTGCTTTGATACGCAAGATAGCGTTAGGTTGTAATTTTTCTAGAATAGGGTGCATTACAGTATAACTAGGAGACTTAGGTTCACAATCTCTATAAAATGTATGAGTTAATTGATAATCATTTAAATCTAGATTACCTCCTGGTAAAGGGTCTGTTATAAAATCATTTAGGAACCATGGCAAGTTATCACCTAGCATAGTGTCTTGTACCATTGCAAAGTCTTCATCACTTAAAAAATTATCTTCGATATACATATTATCTCCTGTCTATTATACTATAACAGAAGATTATTGTTATGTCAACCTATTCAGGTAATTTGACTACACCCTCACGCAGAAGTTTTTCTCTGTTGGCCATATGCTTCATTTGGATTTCATCTTTTGATCCGCCGAAGTATGCTACAGCATGTCCCTCTTCAATAAGTATATCAGTGGCTCTTCTGTCGTCGATAAAGAAGTCTCCGAGTATTCGTCCGAACTTGCCTTTTTTATCTTCTCCGCTTTTGTCAATTTCTGTTTTGAGGATTGACATGCTTCCGACTGGTAGTAATTCTTTGAGTCTTTCTTTACTTGCGAGTCCAAATGCTTTCTCCACTAGATCTCTTGTTCTGCTTTCTGGTGTGTCTATACCCATCATGCGTACACGTTCTTTGTGCATCCACACGCCGAAGCCTAGGTCGATATCCACATCAACGGTGTCTCCGTCTACTACTCTTAATACTTTACATTTATATTCGTACATTTGTTTTCCCTCATTTGTTATTCATCCAAGTTTAGTGCTTGGTGTCCCCATTCTTCCATTATAAACTCTCCAAACGCTTGTCCGAAGAGCCACATCAATATAAGAGTTACTGCCGTTACACATATTGTTAATGTCCAAATCCATATTTGTATTAATGGAGGTTTACCTTTTGTCCAGTGTAATAATTTTTTTATTTTGTTTTTCAACCCATCTAACATATACTTCCCGACAACCCATCTAGAAAGCCTCATAACAATTAGGATAGGCGAAGTCAATACATCAAACAAAATTAAAAATAAATCTACAGTTAGATCAACAATATGATCAATGTTTAACCACTTGCGAAAGCGGCGCCACATTAGTCACTCGCAAACATTTGTATAAGGGCCGGACCAAATTCTCCAGCAGTCCAACCTAGTGCTACTATTGCAACTACGCCCATAACTAACCATTTCATTTTAAAGTCGTCTACGTCCATTCTAAAAGCAACTAATTCGTTACCTAATATTCTTACAGCAAGTTCGAGCTTGCCTTTATCATCTTGTTCTGCCATAGTGAACTCCTATTATGTGTGTATTTATTTTAAAAAGCCATAAAAAAAGACGCTCCTAAGAGCGCCTTAATTTATTAAACTGTTGTTTATTATTAGAAGCTAAACGATGCTGTTACGCTAGGAGTTAATTCTTCTGCGTCTAAGTCATAGTTAGCTTTTGGTTCGATTACAAGTCCGTTAACGTTCCACTCGTATCCTGCACCCACGTTACGTGCAAGCTCGTCTTCGTCACCATTAATATATGCTGATAGGCCGTTCATTGATGTATCCAATTCAAATGCAAACTTTTCAGCTGTTTCTGAATATGTTACAACGCCGCCGACATTTTCCATATCAACACGAGCACCTACTGTATAGGCTTCTGCATCTAGGTCATAATCAAACGCTAGTTGTGTTGCTAAACCTTCGTCGCCTAATGATATTGAACCAGCTACTGCTGCAATATCACTTACGTCATTTTTGAAATCGCCGAACTCCATCGCAACACTTACATTTTCTACATGGACTTGAATGCTTTCGTTCATTGTTGGGTTTGCCATTGTATGCTCACCTTCTGCTTCAATCCAGATATCGCCTTGATCACCAATTGATGCAATAGCAGAACCTACTACAGTGCCCATGTTCCATTCGTCAACGCCAACGCTAGTGCCGTCAGTCGACTGTAATGCAATGTTACCAAATGCAAAACCTGTATCTGCGCCTAATCCTAGATCAAGTGTAGTTGTGCTTGTAATTTTGTCTGTTGTTTTGTCTTCTGTTAATTTAACTTCTACTCCACCTGTAAAGATGTTAGGAGAAGTTACACCTTCGGCATAAGCCGAGCCTGCAACCATAATGGCTGCAATTGTACTAAATACTTTGCGCATAATATTTTCCTTCTTTTTTATTTGCGTACTAAAACGTGGACGGAATGATCAATTTCGTCCACAATTTATTTATAGATATCTATTAATTTTTGTGCAGTCTTGATAGCTCATAAACTAAACTTGTTGTAATTGTGCAACGGTTTCTGTTGCTAGGTACCGTTGCCAACCCCCACTTACCTAATTAGGCAGCTAAAGCCATTTCTGGCGCATAATTATCATTTGCAATTATGAATGTTGACCAATTACGCAGTCACCCGGTTAACTCCACTTCCACTTTCACACCTGTCGATCCTATTTCGACCCCATCAAAGATACACTATAGCTTTTTTCCCTAACGAACTAAGAACCCGGGGTAGTCTAGCGAGCCAGCCACGGCTGTTTTGTTAATAGTGTATCTATGGTGGAGTCGCCGGGTACCGCCCCCGGGTCCAGTATGTGTCTACGTTGCTTCAACGTCAACATATTATTTATAACATAGAATTAAAAGGTTGTCAATCTTTTTTTTACCATTTGACAGAATGAACACGTACCATTTGTCTCTGTGATTTAATTGCATTTAAGCAAGTCAAAATACGGTTGACTCGTGCATGAGGACGGTCATAGCCATTTTTAGACTGCCAAGTTTTGTCTTGTTCTATTTGATGAGATAATTGTTTCGATAATAATTCTTCTATAAACCTTAAATCATTTTCATCTAAGTTCTGTATCGCTTTTGATACCATTGTGAAATCTCCTATTATATGCTTGTTCAAATCCATCTTCATAATCATATAACGGAGCCCCATTGCACCCGTCAACCCAAAGTCTTTTAAAGTAACTGTTAGCTGAATCCATTACAGTTTCCTCATTAGTATTGATATGTCCTTTGACTAACCAAAACAATCGGTATGCTTCTTTGTGATTTTCTCTTTCACGTCGTGTCATACTGTATTTACAAGTTCCTGCTTTTATTGCGCTAACATAAGCCTATTACCAAATGCCTAGAGTTTTTCCATTGCCTGCTATTATCATAAAACAAGTTAGTACATGTAATACGATCCAAAAGGTGCGAAAAGCCAGTGCCTTCCTTACATCGTCTTGTGTAATTGGAAGAAATTCTGGCTTGTCGTCGTCGTTTATGCCGATAGGCATTCCAACAGTTCTAGCCCATAATTTAAGCCATCGCCGTTGTCCTTGCATTACATATCGTTCTTTTTGTCTTGTATTTCTTTACGGCGTTCTTTTGTAAGTTTACCAAGATCACCTAATGCTTTTCGAGCTCTAGCTGCTGCTGCTTTGACGCCTTTTTCTTCAAACGTTGCATGTTCTGCTAGATAGTTATTATATGCTTGTACTATTTCGTCGTGATTTGTCATTTTCTCTCCTTTTAAATAATTAACCTATATAAACTGTAGATGCACTACCTGTTATACTGCCTGAATCACATGCATCAGTTTTACGTGCTGCTAGTTTATTAGCAATATAAACTGTGCTACTTGATCCACTTATAGGTGCAGTGTGCGAAGCACAACTATCACCCGATGGCAGTTCATGTGATACAGTAAGGTCTGTGATTCTACAAGCTAATAGATTTTCAATATAGACTGTTGATTGGCCAGGTGCTGCTAATGTTGTAGTGCCGTCACATCCGTGACCTGTTGCTACTGCATCAGTTTGTCTAGCCGCTAGTGGCATTAAAGTGCTACTCCTGTAGTGCTTTTTGTATATTGTTTAGCCATTTCGGCATCAGTCTTATGTACAAAAATAACTGTACTTTTATTTATTTTAACCTTTGCATCTGCAGGTATAGTAAATGCAAACGGAGATAACCCCATGCCTTGTTCTGTTGCAATTAATGCTAAAGGTTTATATAAAGTAAGTTGAGTATCATTTTCGTCTTCTAGACGTGCTACAATTTCTGAGCTATCAGTAAGTTTTATTGTTACTGTGTCTAAATTTTTGTACGGTGTTTCGATTAACATTATAATGTGTGTCCTGTTCCTGTATAATTAGTATCTTCAATGTATTTGACAAACTGTTCATAGCCGCCGACTTTTTGTCCGCCAACTACAATCTGCGGAAATGTTCGTGCTTCAGGAAACTCTGTAAGAACTGCTTCTCTTGTGAAGTCTTTGCCCATTTCCAAATATTCAAACTGATAGCCACGCTGTTCGCATAACATTTTTGCTTTTGTGCAACTAGGACAAGCTGGTTTACCCCAAATGTGTATCATAAGCTAAATCCTTTTAAGCTATCTTTGTTAACATCTTGTTTGATGCCGCCAATTACATAACTTTCAACTTCAGTCTCTTGTGGTGCAACTTGTAGCCCAGAGCTACTTAACCAATGCTGTGTCCACGGTAATGGATTTGTGTTTACTGGTTGATCAAAGATAGAATCTAAACCAAGTGCTTTTAGTCTACGATTAGCAATGTATTCTACATATTGATTAAGCAATGTAGTATTAAGTCCAATCATAGAACCGTCTTTAAACAAATACTCTGCCCAGTCTTTTTCTTCTGCAACACACTCACGCCACAGATCGTATACTTCTTCTTGGCATTCTTTTGCAATCTTAGCCATTTCTGGATCGTCTTTGCCTTGCGACCACAACTTCAATACGTGTGTGCTTAGTGCCAAGTGTTGTGCTTCGTCACGAGCAATTAACGAAATAATCTTTGCAGACCCTTCCATTAGCTTTAGTTCTCCAAAGCCAAATGTACATGCAAAACTTACATAGAAGCGCAATCCTTCTAGAATGTTTACAGTCATCATTGCAAGATACATCTTTTTCTTAACTTCGTACATACTGCCTTCACCACGATGCATAAATGCATCTGCTGCATCATTAAATGCATCATAATGTTTTGTAACACTAGTCGCTCTAGCAATAATTTTTTCGTCATCTAGAATAGTGTCAAACACTTCTGCAGGATCAGCATACACGTTCTTCATAATATGTGTGTAGCTACGTGAATGAATTGTTTCAAAGAAGTCCCAAGTAACAATACAACCCTCTAGTTCAGGAAGTGAAACATGCGGCAAAAATGCTAGGCATGGACCACGTCCTTGGACACTGTCTAGTAGTGTTTGGTATTTCAAATTTGCAGTAAAAATATGCTTCTGCTCTGGTCGGAAGTTAGCAAAATCTGCTCTGTCTTTTTGTAGACTTACTTCTTCCGGACGCCAAAAGTATCCAAGCATAGTTTGATTTAACTTATCAAATACAGGAAACTTAAAAACATCATATCGTTGTGTGTTTTGATCTGCTCCAAAGAACATGTTTTGTTTTGTAAAATCAACCTTCTCTTGATTGAATACTGTTTTAGCCATTGGTTATCTCTTTCCTTGTGTGTGTCTATTATATATTATTTTAGTGTGCATGTCAACCTAAATTGCACATGCATCACAAAATTCATCGTCTTCATCTGTTACTAGTGTTGCAGGTTGCACTTCTGGTTGATTATCATGCCAGCCAATAGAGTGTGCTGGCTCGTCCATGTCGCTTGGATCCTCTTTGTAATCATATGTGTTTTGATAGTATGAAGTCTTCCAACCGTACTTGTATGTGTTAAGCAGGTCTCCGATCATTACGCTCATTGGCACTTCGTTGTTCTCAAAGTGTGTAGGATTGTAACTCCAGTTACCGCTGATGGCTTGATCAAAGAACTTTTGCATTACCGCAACAACGTTGATGTAACCTTCGTTGCTAGGCATGTCCCACAACAAGGTGTAGTGTTGCTTAAGGCTTTGATATTGTGGAACAATCTGTTTAAGAGGCCCTTTTTTGCTTTTCTTAACGGACAAGTAGCCTCTAGGTGGTTCGATTCCGTTTGTTGCGTTCGACACAACGGAACTGCTCTCCGAAGGCATTTGTGCGGACAAAGTGCTGTGCCTAAGTCCGAATTCCAATATGTCTTTCCTAAGAGATGCCCAATCATAACTTAACTTGTTCTCCACAATCGTATCAACATCTGCCTTATATGTATCAATTGGAAGGATGCCGTCACTGTATTTAGTGCGGTTAAAGTACTCACAAGCACCTCGCTCCTGCGCTATTTTGTTGCTGGCACGTAGTAGATAATATTGGAATGCTTCTGTAAGATCGTGTACAAGTGTCCACGCTTCTTTATCACTATACTTTACTTTATGCTTTGCAAGATAATGTGCAAGGCCAATATATCCTACTCCTAGCGAACGTCTTGCTTTTGTGCTAATCTCAGCTGCCTTAATTGGATAGTTTTGATAGTCAATAATTTCTTCTAATGCTCTTACGGCTAATTCACATAACTCTTCTAAGTCATCTAACGCCTTTAGTGTTCCTACATTAATAGCACTTAGAATACACAATGCAATTTCACCTTCTGGGTCATCAATATGTTCTAACGGTTTTGTAGGTAATGTAATCTCTTGACACAAGTTACTCATATAAACAGTGTCTTTAAATGAACTGTGTGTATTAGCATGGTCAACATTCATAATATAAATGCGTCCTGTTTCTGCTCTTTCTTTTATTAATGCCGAAAAAAGTTCCATTGCAGGAATAGTTTTCTTTTTAATGCTGTATGCACGTTCATATTTTTCATACAATGTTTGAAACACGTCAGGATCACCAAAGTATGCTTCGTATAATCCGGGCACGTCGTGGGGGCTAAACAATGTAATGTCGCCGCCCCCAAGCAACCTTTCATACATTGTCTTGTTAAGTTGAATAGAATAATCCAACTTACGAACTCTGTTGTCCTCTGTACCCTTGTTGTTTTTCAGTACAAGTATGTCCTCAATCTCTTGATGCCAAAACGGGAAGTGTGTTGTAGCACTACCGCCACGTACACCATTCTGTGTACAACAACGTACTGTACTTTCAAACTTCTTTAGGAATGGGATGATTCCTGTGTGGGCGACTTCACCGCCTCTAATTTTGCTATTAACTCCTCTGATGCGCCCTGCGTTAATGCCGATGCCAGCTCTCTGCGCTGTGTAACGTCCAATAGACATATCACTGGCAAAAATGGAATCAAGCGTGTCATTTGAATCAACGAGGACACAGCTTGCAAACTGCCTGACTGGAGTGCGCACCCCCGCCATGACTGGGGTTGGAATGTTGATTTTGAAAAGTGATGTAGCATCGTAGTATTTCCTTACATAATATAATCTATCTTCTTTTGGATACTGTGCAAATAATGTTGCCGCAATCAGCATATACATGAACTGAGGAGTTTCGAATATTTCATTTGTAGAACGATCCTGTACAAGATATTTGTCAACTACTTGTCTTAATCCTGCATAGGTAAAGTTTTCATCACGCTTATGTCTAATGTATCCGTCAAGTGTTGCAATTTCATCTTGGGTATACGAATCTAGTATAGTAGTATCATATAGTCCACGCTCTATATTTTTATGAATCATGTCACCTAAAGAAATATGTTCGTACTGACCAAATACTTCTTTATATAGACCGTAGCTTAATAAACGTGCAGCAGCATATTGATAATTTGGAGCGTCTAATGAAATAAGATCATTTGCACTGCGTACTAGCACTTCTTGAATCTCTCCTGTACTCATACCATCATAAAATTGTAGGTTAGCATTCATTTCAATTTGACTGCTGCTCACGCCAGCTAGTCCGTTACATGCTTCTTCAACAACGAAATGTATCTTGTCGATGTTTAATAATTCTTTGTTGCCATTTCGTTTAATGATATGGATACCGTTGGCCATATTGACACTCCTCTTTCTATTTGTTATTGTATTTGATATTTATTGTATTTTGGGCATAGGATATTTAATCTGAGTTTCGATTGTTTTGGGCAATTCGTTCTTGCAAACGTGCTTATATTTGTCATATCCTATTACCCTTTCTTGCGTGTGAAGTAGATAAAAATCTTTTGCGTTTTCCTTATCTACACTGATATGTATCTCAAAGTCAACCCCTTTAAAGCGTTCAGTTAACTGTAAAGAATAACATTGACCTAGTACGATACAGAACTCGCAGTACTGGTTCTCTTGAATTAACTCCCAAGGTGTAGGCCATGAGTCTTTGTTGTAAGCATCCGTATGGATACTAACTGTAGGAGCCTGTGCATAATTAGCCACTACATCTTGTAACGGGTCCGTACTTGATTCCAAAGATTGTCTAAAGGCAGACCAAGACTGTAGTCTGTCCTCATATTTTTGATTGAACATTAATTCACGTATGTTAGTTTAAAGTTAAAGTTTGCACCTTCGTAGGTTGAACCTACTCTTTCGTCTAGTTGGTTTTGATATGTTATTATTACTGTATTAATATTAGCATCATATCGTGTAAAGAATCTGAGTTTTGGTAAACTAGTTACACCATCTAAAGCACTTGACCCAACAATATGATGATCGTCTTCTAGATATATGCTATTATCAACTGCATCGTAAGTTACAACTAGGCGTCCGTTGCGCCTTGCATCTTCTGCTTGTGAACTATAATCATAATCAATAATTGCTGTGCGGTTAGCATCACCTGGTAATCTTATAAAGTCTACTTTAGTTGTAGATGATAAGTTTTCAATCATAAACTTATGATTGTTACGTCTTTGTGTATGACGGCCGGGACCACTCACTTCAGGCTTATAATCAATTGAAAGGAACGATGTTGTATCACTTGCACTGTCTGTTCTACCAAACCAATCTAGCGAGCTTTCATTACTAGGTGTTGTAAACTTAATAACAGGATGTGCTTGGTTAAGTTCATTACCACCATTATTACCGCAGGTTACAAAAGTATTTTCCTTACTTCTATTATTGCTACCTTTATCGACTAGGATTGCTTCTAAGTTAGTGTTTTCAAAATGACTGTGTTCAATTAGTGCATCCTGTGGACCGTTTGTACTACCGGCTACATTAGTTATAGTCTGTCCTAATATAATAGCTCTGCTGTGTGTACTAAACGAACAACCTGAGCAATGTATTTTACGTGCATCATAATTAGACAAAATGCCTACGTTAGTATTTTTAAAGTCTACCTCAGTAAATGATAAGTCTGTTGTGTCAGTGTTATTTTCTGCTGTGATAACGACTGCTGCTTTTGTAGGATATAACGGGTCGTTCATTGCCCAAATACCTTCTAAAGTAACGTCATAGATTTTGCAAAACATTGGTGCATCCATCTGTACCAAAACACAATCATTTATCATTGATTTTAAAGTAAAGCCTTGTAGTGTAATGTTACGTGGACGATTGCTTGCAGTTGTAGTAGGTAGTCCTGCACCTGTTACACTAGTATAAGTTGCTGCCTGTGCAGTTAGTGCCCAATCAATTGATACTTGTGCACCGCCATTGTTGACATCATATGAATTAATTATTTGAAAAGCAACATCAGCAGTTGATTCAAACTTTGTATTTTCTTTACCTGCACCAATAAGTGTTACATTACTAGGAATATAAATTGTACTTGAAAGTGAATACACTCCTGGCTTTATAAACAAGTTTACACGTTTTGCTGTTGAAGTATTCTGTATGTCACTAGGATATAATTGTAGTAAAGCATTTTGTAACTCACGTGTACAGTTTACACCAGGTAGGACACCAAAGTCTTCTGCATTCGCCCAGTCATCCATTTTACTTTGCAGTGTTCTTTGAACAGGGCTGTTACTATCTTTGCCTGTTGTGATAGTTGGATCGAGTGTTTTGTATTCATAGTCATTTGCAAAATCAAATATATTTTCATTTTGCGTTAGTATTTTTGTATTACCTACAGCAGGCGAACCTTCACTTACACTTCCGTTACCTATATAAAGCTCTTGGCTATCTACTGCCCAACCAAGTTCTCCACTTGCTAGTTGAGGTATGCCAGTGCCTTGATTCTTTTGTCCTCTACGAACTTGTATACGTGATATTTGAACTACAGCCATTTCGATCTCCTATAACATATTTATGCGTTGAACACTAATGTAATTCTTCCTGTGTCGCTATTGTTAGTTAAAACTTGATGGTGTATCCAAGATTCCCATATTAAAAATAGTCCGTTCTCAGGAGAGTATATTGCCGAGTCGCTTGTAAAGATATTTGTATCTACACGATCTAATGCTCTAACATCACGAAAAGATCGTGGATCGTAAAATACAATGTCGCTGGAACCTGTAGGACAATCTAAATAGAATACGCCAGATAATAATGCACCCGGATGACAATGCCTGTCATGACTGTCTCCTTTGTGCATCTCACTTGCGAACACAACAGGATCTAATTTGCAATCTTCATATCCTAACTGCTGTAAATAATTACTACCTGCTTCTTTAACAAAATTAGTAAAAATATCCATTTCGGGTAATTTTTCTAAACCTTTATGGCCATTATAAGTATTTTTATAACCCCATTCATTTGTAATGTTATCGTCATTAGATAGGATGTCAGTTACAATAGGCAATAACTCATCTCGTAGTTCGTGTTGATAGCTGTTTCCTATAACAGTAGGAAAATATAATTGTAAATTAATCATCCATGTTTCTCATAATATGCATACACCCTTTTCCACCATTCCTGTTCCCATTCGTCAAACTCATGTGGCCATAGATCAAACTGTTGATATTCACCTGCACGACTACACATGAAGATATGTCCTTCACGTATGTCTGTGCCATAAACTTCATTGTGTGCAATTGCATATGCTGTAAGTTGTAGGAAATAATCTTCAACCCATTCTAATTTCTTTGGCTTGTTGGTTTGTTTAAAATCCATTATGCATGGATTACCTTTGTATTTGCCTACAAGATCAGTTGTGCCTGCATACATTTGTGGAACATACAATGCAACTTCACTACCCCATATTTCATCTACATGAACCATAGCATGTTCTCTTACTTGTGTAGCCATCATATGTGCTTGTTTAGCATAGGGATTGCTTCCAGGCTCGGCCCATGTACCGTAGTCGACATAATCTTCTAGGTACTTGTGCATACGTGTTCCGACACCTGCCGCTTCAGTTGTAATTTCTTGTGCTTTCTTTTCGCCCACACGTTTGCGCCAGGCGATAAGGTGAGTTTTATCTTTTGTATTATCTAGTATCGTTGTAACACTTGCAACAGCATTGCCGTCAGGTGTTAGATACTTGCGTTTGCCATCTACTGACTTGCGCTTAATTTCTTTATATTCATAAACTTTTGTAATTAAACTCATAAGATCTCCACTGTTAAATTATATTAACATAAAATCTTTTAGTTGTCAAGTTAAAGTTTTGCACCTACATCAGTAGCACGTTTTGCCATAGCACTAACATCTGCTTCGGGATCTTCTCCCCCTTGTGGTGCTTCAAAATCGTTATTACTTACAAGTTCGATCATATCTTTGTCAAAGTTCTTTGTTATACCTTGCACTCTATCATCCATATCATATGCTGCTTTAAAAACATCATAGTCAAACTGTTGGTTACCCATGCGCATCATGATGTTGTTAAGATCATCAAATGTGATCTTAACTGACTCTTCATCTTTAGCTTTTGTGAGTAAAACTTGTAGTAACTTAGAAGTATCTAAGGTTTCAATTATTTTTTTTTTGACTCTTTAGCAAGTATTTTACCTAGCTTACGTGAACGTTGTACACTTTCACGTTTTGGTCTACCTGCTTCTTCTTCGCCGCCTGTTGCTGCTGCATCTGCTCCAAAGTCATCACCTGCATCATCTGCTGCTGCCATGTCAATGTCATCCATGCCTGCATCATCTGCATCCATGTCTGTTGTTGGTTCCATGTCCATGTCCATGTCCATGTCGTCACCGCCCATTGCATCCATAGGCTCGCCTTCGCCTGTAAGCTGTCCAACACCTGCTGTTAATGATTGACGTGTGCCTTCCATTGCAGTGTACATTGCTTCTAGTCCTGGCTTTACAGTGTTTACAAATGCTTCACTTGCTTCGCTACCCATTTCATCACGGATTGCATCTGCTAGTTCTAGCATGGACTCTGTTTGCATTTCCGCTGTGTCTTCCATCCAACCTGTAACACGGTCAACCATATCTTTTGCAGCCATTACTAGTTCGGCACTATCTTCTGCACCTTCACGAACAACACTTTCGTTCTTCTTTTGGAACTGTGGAGGTACTTTGCCTTTTTTAGGCTTGCTGCCTTTTTTACCTTTAGCAAGATCGTTTGGACCTTTACCATCTTCCGCATAATCTGGAATACCATTCTTATTTGTGTCTGGCTTCTTCTTTTCTTCAATTGACTGACGCTCTTTAATTGCTTGATTGAGTACATCTAGGTACATCTTAGACTTTTGATAGTTTTCGTTAGCTACAGCATTGAAACTTTCGTTTGTCTCAACTTGACTAAGTGTTGTTCTAATTTTATTACGAGCATCTTGTAGTTGCTCTAGCGTAAACTGTTCTAAGTTAATACGCTGGCCGAATTTCTTTGCTAAGTTTTCATTTAGCATATCAGCAGTAATTTTTTTTGCAATTTCACTAATAATCATGGTTTCTTTCCCTATATGCGCTCCGCATTGTTACTTTGTATTTATCACGAGAAGATAAATTTATTTATTTTTTCAGCATAGGAATCACGTCGATCCGTTGCATCATCGTAACGCATCTCTGTCATTTCTCTTTTAAAATCATCTGTTGTTTTACGAATTGTATGCAAATAAAATACACAGTCCGCTTCGTACTTATTATATCCTCTGTCTAAGTCTAGTATGCTCTGGACTTGTTCAGAAGTGCAGCGACTACTACAAACTTTTGCTAGAGCAAGAGCGCCACGTTTGCTAAGAGTTTTTCCTAATCGTTGTTTGGTAGTCAGATTATAAACACTATAGCCATCAGACTTTGGAGTAATAACTACTTTACCTATTCTAATACTGTCGTGCTGAACATATGGCAAAGGTGTCTTTGCCAGGCCAGATAGTATTATTTCTTCAAACTCTTTCTTGATCTTTTGACTGTCCATAACCTACAACCATACATACACCTTTATGTGTTACTTTAGTTACCATGTCCTTGCGTATTAGGTTTTGAATTATGGTTTGCTCACGTTCTGTAAAGATGTGCATAGGCTTTGCGCCGAATGTTTTATCCAACACCTCTGCTTCTTCATTTGTTAGAATAGTTCTAACTGTGAGATCACCATACTTCATTTCTGTACCTGTACCACATCTCCTGGCTTGATTCCTCTGTCGACTGGGCCTGTAGTTTTAGTATTTAAACTTAACTTACCGGTTTGGTCTTTTGAAATCATCCCAGGTTTTTTAGGGTCCTTGGGGACTACGGTTTTTATTTTTGTAGCAGGATCTTGAAGTGTTGTTTCGTCATCGTTATCGTCCAACACTTGCAGTTGCATATTTTGCTCTGCTAATAATTCAATAATCTTCATGCTACATCTTCCTTGGTTTTAGGTTTACCCTGCGCAACTTTTTAGCTGCCGGATTGGATCTTTTTGTTCTTGCAGATTTAATCTTTAAGTTACTGCCTTTCATGGCTTTTGTTCTTTTAAGTTGAGCTGCTTTTTTTAAGTTCTTAGGCTTTGTACACGTACTTGGCTGTGCGACGATACGTCCTTTTCTCGTTCCACTTGTACAACGATACTTACGAACACTTTTGCCGCCTTTACGACTCCAAATTTGTGTTACAGATTCTCTAATAATCTCACCTAAGTTCATCTCTTACGCCCTGCTTTATTCAATGCCTGTACTCTCTTACTTGCTACATTGATACGCTTTGTTCTCTTGGCTTTTCTAGCAATTCTAGATCCTAGTCTTGCTTTCGTTCTTTTGAATATTGCTCTCTTTTTTGGATCTGGTGCTTTGAAACATTGTGCTGCACTAGCAACAGTTCTACCCTTCCGACTGCCCGAACTACAGCGATACTTTCGTACCACTTTCTTTCCAGAACGTGCCCAGACCTGTCTCTCAGTTATTATTTCTCTTAACAACATACAGTATTTATATTTTTTAAGAAAGGTTCATCAATATAACGATGATAGTGGAAAGTAATCCTGCTACTATTGTGCCAGCTGCACCAATAATAACTTTAACGAGGCTTTGTTGGCCCGATGCCATTTGTTCAGCAATGCTGTCTAGTTTTTCTTCAACTTTGACGATACGACTTTCCAACGCTTCATAGCGTTGTTCACAAAGATCAACATGTGCTTCGAGATTTTCTCGTTCTAAGGCAGTTGCCATTTAATTCTCCGTTTAGTAAACTCGTAGTTGCCCTAAATGCCTATGGTTTTGCCTTATATAACTATTTATCATTCTTATGAAATAATATGTTGGTTTTTCCTTTGTGTTTGGTATAAAATATACACTCTTTGAATGACACACATTCTTCTAGGCCACTTATAAAAGGCACTAGTTCAAAATCGTCTATCAGCATATCAATTGTAAGACTATCTGCTTGTTCTATATCAAATGTCATTTTCCAGTAATGATTTATATTTTTAAAACCAGTACCAAACTTTTTATCATTACCTTTAATTTTTTCAATCTTAAAATTAGTAGGATTAGATCTAAGTCCTATAGTTTGATAAACACTCATAAAATTAGCCTGCTGATTGTGGGCAAGTGTGCTTTCGCCCCTGCGAGCATTTGTCTCTGTAACGTCTACAAGGGTGTAAATGGTAAAACTGTCCATGCAGTATTTACGGCCATAAAAAAAGAGCCACTGTAAAAGTGGCTCCTTCTTCTTCTAATTAGTAAACTAATTACTTCGCAGCGTTAAATGTTGCTTCGATTGTTGTAACAGCGGTTGCGACGCCTAGTGCGTTTGATGCATCAGCAGCTAGTACTGGGCCTTGCACAGCAAAGTATACAACGTCAGTTACTCCTGTTGCAAATGCACTTCCGTCAGCTGTACCTACACCTGCGATTGTGTGTGTTAGCATTAGCTCTTGAGCAGCACTATCTAGCTCTGCTTGTGTGATGTCAGTTTTTGCAAATTTTACGATTTGTGTGTTTGCACCTAGTCCGTTGCCTAGTTTAACATCGTAGTTAGTTCCGAATCCGATTCCAGCCATTTTATTTCTCCTATATCTTAAATGGTCTCTCCACACTCTGTGGAGTTTCTTACTTTGTATTTAGTTCTATAATAGAAAAACGCTTGATATTAGCATAAAACGATGGAAAAAATTACTTCTTTGTATAATTTTTTGATCTGTTGTGCAATAACCTTAATTGTTGTACAAACCCTGGTCCTGCTTGAACTATATCGTTAAGCATTTTAACAGCAGGCTGGTATGCTTTTACTGCTGTACTAGGAACACTTTCACCGTTCTGTGCTTTCTTAAGGAATAGTCTTGTTTGTGCTAGATTCTTATTACCTACGATATATCTATACAGCAATAGGTCTCTATCGTTAAAGCCAATATCGGGATCACTTACAGTAGGATTATTATCACGTACTGTTGTTGTTTCTAAGTTATACTTTGCAACAGCCTTGCTAAGATCATCTATAATATCACTTGCTCTTAAATGAGTACGAGCAGCTAGGAGAAGCGTTGTAACTGCTACTTTTTTATCCATCCCATTTAATTCTGCAAAGTTTACTATGCGTCTGCGTGTTGCTTTGTAACTAGAATCAGTTATATTAAATGCTCTTTCCATAGCAGTAAATGTTTGCATAACATTGCTAGGAGGTTGACCAGCACCTAATGTTTTAATGTAATAATGTATTTGACGAGTAGGAACATTTGTACTTGCACGTTCACGAGCTGCTGCCTGTGGATCTTTCAAGGCACTAATTGCTGCTTCATCGCCATTTACAAAATACATAAAATTATACATATCAGTAGAAGCAGGACGAAACTTACTATACTGTCTATATCCTGAACTACGTCTTGCATATTGCATTGCATTTTCAGCATATGCAGGAAATTGTCTTAGAAGTTCTAAACACATCATAGTCAGGTACAGGTTGCGTTTACAATCTGTATAGGTAAGTTTGCGAGCATCGTTTGCATCTCTAGTCATACGACCTTCTTGCAGTTCCTTTAAGAAAGAAAAGCCTTCTTCCTTCACAGGTGTAACTTCATGCCCGCCTTCTATCTCTGCCCATTGTGATGCAGTATAACGTTCCAAAGATATTATCCTCTTGCAAAATCTTTTGCATCGCGATCAACATCGCGATCGCTTGGTGCAGCAAACTCACTGTCGTCATCTTTATCTGGCTGTACAGTAGTTTTGTCTGGCATTGTGCTTTTTTGTTCTGATGCAAACTTGATTAGTTTTTTCACTAACTCTAATGGAACCATTGATTTTTTAGCAAGGTCCTCAAGAGTCTTAGCACCATAAGCACCTTTCTTCCAGTCCGTAAGTTCGTCGCCTACTCGTGACATCGCAACAGACAATCTGTCGTCTTTTACTTTTGCTGCTTTGTCTTTTAAAGTCCAACCCATTTGTGCTGCTTTACGCTGCTCTGGCGTAAGATCAAAGTTCTGTGGAATGTCTGCTTCTTTGATAAATTCTTTAGCTCTCATTTGCTTCTCCTTAGCGTTGTTTTGCTCTGTTTGCTTTACTGAATACTTCACGGGGTACTAGTTTGATATCCCCATTCTTATGTTTCATTACGTAGCCTTCGCCACCGCTCTGTGTACCTATCTTTTGTGTTACTTCTGCTTCATGCGAATCAAGTTGATTAATGATAGCATCTTTAATTTTAATGATACCACTTACTACTTTCCATAAACTTTCAAACGCAATAGGATGTTCTGCGATGTGTGAAAGGACATTGTCCTGCTTCTTTTTACTTAGCTTCGTTGTTGTAATCCATTGCGAAAAGTCTGCACCTAGATTAGCTAGTGAACTGTCTACCTTCTTATTAACATAAGTATACAGTATATCCGATAGGTTTGTCAACTGCTTTTGGCGAAGTTCATCTTTATTTAATAATTCATCTATTTTGCCTGCGTGTTGTTTAACCATTGTTTCTAGTTGTGCAATATTTTTATTATCAACTTGCACAGGTTTTTGTGTATACACAGGCGGCACAACAAGGACATCTCTTCCTTGCATAACATCTAGTTGCTCTTGTGTTACTTGTGATTCGTTTCCGTTTAAGTCTATGTAGCGATGCACAACAACACCAGTTGTGCTTAATCCTATTTTCATTCCAAGTTCGCTTTTAGAATCTACAAAGTATGAAACTATGTTTGGAGTAAACATAAACTTATCATTTTTTAGTTGCGGTCTTTGATAGTATAACAGGTCTCCTTTGAAGAAACCTCTAAACGTAGCAGGCGTTGCCTTTTCATAATAATCAAATATGCTTTCCATATTACTCATGAAGGCTGCTTGTTTACTGTCAATCTCCTGCCCTTTGCGGGTCTTCCGGGCTCCGAGCATGTTCGCAAGGTCCTTTGCGCTCTTTGGCTTGCCATCGTACCCTTTTGCTGTGAATCCAGATTTGTCTGTAAGTATAAACTCTCCGGTTTCATCGCGGCCAAATATGATTGCGGGGGAACCGTCCCATTTGAGTGTGACATCTTTGTGTCCTCCTTGCTCAAGGCTTTCTAATGCAGCCAATGCACGAAGAGCTCCTCTACTACCTTCCCAGAAAACAATGTCTTCTGCATGGTCGATGCGAGCACCTTCAGTTAGTATTTCTTTTGATTCGACTAATCTAAACTCTCTAAACCTCACGGTAATAATTCCTTTAGTCTACGTAATTGTTTGTCAGCAAGTGTTTCTGTTACTGCTTCGGGCAATGTTTTGCCTAACTTAGCCATTGTATCTTTGAAAGGACCAACTAGTGCATCGTAGTTTGGA